AGATCCCCGCCCGCCTCCATTTACCGTGACCGGCCAGAATCTCCGGTTGCCGGTCGTGTCTCGCGAAAAGCCCGTCGTCGAATTCGTCGTACCGCATATAATCGCCGTGCGCGGATGGCGCTCCACGACTCGCCCATAGGCTGCGCGATACTCATCCACCTGCCTGCTGATAAAGCCCTTCATGATGTCAACGTCGGCCTTTCTCGTGCCCTGCATCTCGCCGATTTCCATGATCCATACACCCTGCAGCTTCTCGGCTGCGGTCTTGTCTCTCGTGTCCGCAAGGCTTAAAGAGTCACTGAACCACTTGCCCCCGAGTTTCCGGAGTAAAGTGCTCTTTCCGATTCCGGGCTTTCCGTCAAGAACAAGCACCGTGTCGAATTTACAGCCGGGCTCCCACACGCGATGGACCGCGCCGATCAGCGTCTTCCGAGTGACCGCGCGTGTGTATGGCGTGTCTTCCGCGCCGAGGTAGTCGACTAAAATCGTGTCGACTCTCGGTGTGCCGTCCCACTCAGGCAAGCTCTTGAGGTAGTCTCTAAGCGGATTAAAGCGCCGGCCGTCGACTGCGCGCGTGAGCGCTTTCACGAATTTGTTTTCCGGAAATTGCACGCGGTAGGTGTCAGCAAGGTAGATATAAAGCTGTGCCTCATCTGCATCGCGCCAGAATTTGTTAGGGTGCTTCCACGGAAGTTTTCCCTGAATTTCGATTGCGCCTGTCAGCTCATTAAAGCGGATGCCCTTAAGCTCAGGCGCATTCTCGAGAATGAGAGAAGCATTTGTGATTACCGGCCGGATGTCGCCGTTTTCCGTCCGGAGAAGCTTTTTTGTCCAATCCTCATCCGGCGCTGCTGCAGTCTCGTCTCCGAAATCGAGCACGGCGCTCTCCTTGTGGTCCTGGTCAAGCGTAGACACCGTGTCGGGATCCGCCGCGGCGAATTCTGCCATCGCTTTATAGCTTTTCAGTTCCTTGCCGCTCTTCCCCTCATATCCTTCATCGAGATCGCCGAATTTATGAATGCGCACCAGGTCGAAGGCATTGCAGAGCTGCCCGCTCGCGGGGTCAGTCGAGTGATTCGAGTAGGCAAAAAGGTCGCCGTCGTAGACCACAAGGCCGGAGGCTGTCGTGCCCGCGGCATAGGTGTAGCGGTCGGGGCGTGCGGTCTCTGTGTATACCTCCGGCAGGAATTTCGCGATAGCCTCCGGAATTGTGTATGTCCGGCAGAACGCGCCGACAATGCCTTTTTTGGCTGTCGGGTCGCCCTGCTTGTCCGCCTGCTTTTTCCGGAGACCGGTCATCCGTGAGGACTCCGGCCAGTAGCTTGTGTCCATCCAGTCCGGATACTCGGCTAAGACCTCATCGGCGCTAAGGAACGGCGCGTCATAGGAGCGGAATTCCGGCTTTACATCCGCGCTATTACTCGGCCAGTACATGAGCCGCGCGGGCTGGAAGGTCGAATCATCGAAGTAGTCGATGCCGATTTTTTCTGCGATTTTACGCGCGATAGCCTCGTACTCATCCGGAGTCACCGCACGGGACAAGGGCATGATGAGCCTAAGCCGTGGCTTGTCCGGTGTGTGCTTATGCGTCGAGTAGATCGCCATGGCGCAGTCGAGGTCCAGATTGTCCATAAGGCTTTTCCAGAGGTCAGCCGGAGGGAAGTCGAGGTCGAGCGTGAGGATCTGACGGGCTGCCACGGCTCCGGTCTTTCTACGTCCGTCTTTTAAGTGCCCGCCGACAAAGCCGCCGATGTCCTTAATTCTGTCCTGCTCGCTCTTCGGGAGCTTCATATACTCGGCGTGGGTCTCAGGCGTAGTCACGGACGTAGAGAGCCGCTTTAAGAGCTCCGACCAGAGCATTTCTTTATTCTTCCATGCCGTCTCAAAGCGGCTCTTGCCTATGGAAATCAGGATTTTGCCGTCATTTTCCATCAAATCCCCCCCCCATCAATCTTTCTTATAGAAATCTGTCTCGTAGGTGTCGCCCTTAAGCGGCAGCCCCGGAGCCCAGTCGATGTCTTGTCCCATGATGTCATTAATCACCGCGACGGCCTCGGTGTCCTCGCACGGCACATCGACGATCATTTCATCGTGCACGTGCATGACAATTTTGTACCCAAGCGCGCTGACGCGTGTCATAGCGACCGCCAGACAGTCCCGCGCAGTAGCCTGGACGATATTCTCTACCAGCTTTCCGCCGTAGGTCTCTGTCTCTCCCCAGGCTTTTGTCTCCTGGTTTACGCCCATGTAGGTGATGTGCTCTCTGCCGTCACGCGGGTCCAGTTTTAGCCGCGTACTCCAGTAGCAGAGCTTCCGGCCGCCCGGAAGTTTTATAAAAAGGTTTCCGTTGATGTAGCTAAAAGCGATACCGCGCGGCAGCCGCACGGTCCGGTGCTCTGTGATTGCGGTCTTTGCAGCCGTCTCGCAGAGAAACCAAAGCTTCTTGATTTTCGGATTTGCCGCCCTCCACGCATCTACTATGCTCTGGAGCTCCTCCTCCGGAATTGCGCCGCTTTTGTCCATGCGCTTCATCGCGCCGACTCCGCCCTGATAGCCACAAGCCAGCGTAGCTACCTTGCCTTTTGCCCTAAGGTGTCCATTTATGCCGTGTTTTTCGACCGGCACGTGATACATCATTGCCGCAGTCTCGCAGTAGATATCCTTTCCTGCCCGGAAAGTGTCGAGCACCCACTCCTCTCCGGCAATCCATGCGACCACTCGCGCCTCAATGGCAGAGAAATCGGAGACCACAAAGCGACAGCCCTCAGACGGCACAAAGGCCGTCCGGACAAGCTCCGAAAAGACAAAAGCGGTTTCTCCGAAGAGCGTTTGCATCGTGTCGAAATCGCCCGCTGCTGCAAGTTCTCTCGCAAGTGCAAGGTCCGGCAAGCTGTTTCTCGCGAGGTTATGCGTCTGCACAAGCCGCCCTGCCCAGCGCCCGGAGCGGTTCGCGCCGTAGAACTGGAGGATCCCGCGGAGGCGGTCGTCTGCACACACTGCTGCAAGCATCGTGCTGTATTTCGCGACACTGGTCTTGCCGAGCGCTGTCCGGATTTCGAGCACGCGCCGCACATTGGCGGGAAGGCTGCGGTTTTTAAGCACCTCTTCTATCGTGTCTTTCGTGACGCTGGTCATACCGACATTCTGCTCTGCGAGCCAGCGTTTTAGCTGCGCCAGGCTATTCGGGTTTTCAAGCCCCGTGATTGCCTGCGCCTCCGCCTGCAGCTCGCGGCTCCGTCTCGCGTCATAGTCGACAATCTTCTCAATCATTGCGACGTCCAGCCGCACGCCGCGGTCATTCATGCGCTGGTCGAGCTCCCAAAGCGCCTGCTCATTCTCCGGCGTTTTGTACGCGGCGAGCCGTTTCCGGATTTCCGTCTCTGAGACCACGTCCTGCCGGTTATACTCGATATAAAGCTTCCATTTCTCCGGATCATGCTCCGGGAGGTTTCTTCTTCTGCCACCGTTCGCCCGTGTGGGCTTACAGGGCTTTGAGAAATACTGGATGAGCGCTTTACCCTGCGGGTCTTTTAGCTTGTCTTCCGGCAGGCCGAGAGCCACTCCGGAGCTTGCAAGACTGCCGGGCAAGCCAAGCGTCAGCGCTTTAATCATCGTGCACTGCCATTGCTCGGGCGGCATAGGCTCCTTAAGCCACCGTGCAAGGCAGGTGCGCTCGAAATTTGCGTTGTAGGCGGTCTTTAGAATATCGGGATCCGTGAGAGCCTCGCAGAACTCGCGGAGCTCTTCGTCTGTATCTCTGTCAATCGACATCGTGTCGATTACATGCACTTCGTCTTCATCGTCGTAGCTATAGCCGATCAGTAGTACATCAAAGCCCGGCGCCTCCCCGTTTCGGTAGACGCCGGACTCGATGAGATCCACAGAGCTATACGTCTCGATGTCGACGCCCATCACTCTGCGCATATGCAGCTCCTCTCTTTAGAAATCGTCGTCCTCATCGACCTCGAAATCATCGCCGAAATCGGTCTCAGCCGAAGCGCGTGCACCGCCAAGCGCTTCGTCGTCCTTTCTTTTCTGAATATTATTGAGACCCACGCCGACGCCGCGGTTTCCGTTTGTGTTGAAAGCGTAGAAATTGATGGACGCGCGCCCCCAGCAGCCGGAATAGACCTCTTCGGGGTCAAGGATTTCGTTCAAATCCTTGTCGACGATGCCCGGCTTCTTCGTGCTGTTCGCATTGAGGAAATACATGCGCTCGTACTCCGGGGCCTCTGCTGCTCTCTCCTCATCGCCGTCGCGGAGCGGAAGCTTAAGGCTCGCAGGCTTCTTGCCGCCCCACTTGGAAGCAATGCCTTCCTGCACAGCCTCATCGATCGCGGCCTTCAATTTCTTCACCAGCTCCTTGTCCTTCTTCGGGATGAGCAGGCAGATGCTGTATTTCGCATCCTGCCCCGCCTGGAAAGAGCGGCTGTTGAAGATGTTTACATAACTGAAACGGACCAAACCTGTGACGACCTTTGTACTCATAATCAATTCTCCTTTTCAAAATCGGCTGCTGCCGAATTAATAGCGTCTCTCTTGTCACTCTCCGGCACTAAGACCGGTTTCCCTGCGGGCTTTACGATGAGCTCGCCGAGTGTCTCAGTAAGCTTCTTCTTGCCCACAAGTTTTTCCATTGCTGTGATGCCGTAGAGCTTCCGCTCGTAAAGCATCGCTTCGTCATATCCTGCTGCTTTGAGAACCTCGGCGACTTTTAAGGTGTCCGCGAACTGTCTGACAGACCGCCCCTCGACAAGCTTCCATCCGTCGAAGTGCTTGCCCTTAAGCGCCTGGTCAAGTGTCCACGCCTGCACTGTATCAACCCACGATTTGAGCTCTCCGGCGCGTCCTAAGATTTCGCCAATTTCCTCATCGGTGAGCAGCGCGGGGTTTTTGAATTCGTCTTTCGCGACTGACAGGTTGTATTCCGCAAGCGCTCGGCAGCGTACGCTTATCGGGCACCAGCGGCACCAGTCCCCGCAGGACAAACGCTCTGAGCCCTCAAAGGCTTCTTTGGCTCTCGGTGCTACCTCTGTCTCTCCCCAGCGCAAGAGATCCTCAAGCGGAAGCTCTTCGGTGCTGATATGGCTAAGGCGCGGCTGAATGATGGTATAGCGCGCGGTGTTGAAATCGTAGATATCCCCGAAGAGCGCTGCTGCGCCGAGCGCATAGAGCCTAAGCTGCGGATTGCCCGGCGCGTCCACCTTCACGCCTTTCCCGTATTTGAGGTCGATAACCTCGATTGTGCTGCCGCCGATGATGACAGCGTCGCTTGTGCCGAAGGACTCCGGAGCCCATGCGTCGAGGTTAAGCTGCTGCTCTACCATGAGCTCTGCATCTTCGCCCGATGCTGCAAGCCGCTCCATGACCGTATCTGCGTAGAAGTCGGTCGCTTCGTCCATCTCGCCGCACCAGTACTCGCTTTTCCGGGGCTCCTTCATCTGCTTTTCATGCTGCGCCGGTGTAATCTCTCCGGAAAGCGTCCGGAGTTTTGACTCTGCGACCGCGTGCGCCAGAGTGCCCTCTGCAGCGTAGGGGCTCTCGGGCGGCTCCGGAAGCCCTGCGCTAAGGGCGATCGAGGCAGGGCAGTTAAGCCACCGCTTGGCGCTGCTTGGCGAGAGCCTTGCGTGATTACTCGGCATTCCGCGCCTTCACTTTCTCCATGAGGGCGGGAAGGTCCTCAAGTTTCACCTCGGTAAGCTTGGAGCAACCGAATTCCTTGATGAGCTCCTTCGCGACATTTCCGCCGGTCGCTTTATTGAGCTGCGCAAGCGCTTTCCGGACCTCAACGCGAAAATCCTCGGTGACTGCCGGTGCAGCTGCCGCCTTCGGTGTCTCTGCCTCCGCAGGTGCCTCTTTCCAGGGCATTTCTTCCTTCGGTGCAGACTTCTTTGCCTTCGGCGCTTCCGGCTCTTCTGCGGGCTTCTGCGCGCTCTGAGGGGCGACTACCGCGGTGCCCTTAAATGCCTCGAATTCGTCGAGGGAATCAAATGTGACTGTAATCTTCATTGTTGCATTCCTCCTTATTCATCGGTATTTCAATTCCGGTCAGTTCTGTGAATTTCACTGCGCTGACGAAATAGCTCCACTGCTTAAGCTTCACGGCGTAGCCCCACGGGAAAACGCCGTCCTGCAGCCCCTGTGTGACAAAGGCCTTTGATTTACCCATGAGCCGCGCGACCAGGTCGACCGGCACATTTACAGCGTCATTCGGCCTTATCTCCGCGATCGGCGCGAATTGCTCGAAATAGTCGTCTTGCACGCCGAGGGCGCGGGCAATCTCGCGCTTACGCGCCTTCGCGGGTTCATTTTTACCGGAGAGGTACTGACTGATAGAGGATTTTCCGACTCCGGTAAGCGCCGACAGCTCGGACTGTGTAAGGCCTTGGTCGCGCATCAGCACTTTCAGTTTCTCTCCGAATGCCATGTCTTACTCCTTGCCCAGTCCGCCGAGCTCGGCTGCGCATGCTGCGTAGCCCGCGATGTCCATGAGACTGTCGAGCGCTTTTCCCGGATTTGCGATAACTCGTGCGATTTTGAACTGAGTCATCATGAGCGCCACATCCATGCCGGAGAGATCCACCTCACAGCCATAAGCGCGGTACAGGTAATCGCTCCAGAAAATCGCGATGGACTCAAAAATCTCCTTCGGAGAGCCGTGCTGCCGCTCCCTCTCCGCGACGATGTCTCTTACTTCCTCCAAAAATACGGTCTTGTCCATTTGTCCCTCCTTACCCCGGTGTATTCCGGAGATACTCCTCGCAGGCGTCTCTCACTGATTTCAGCGAGAGACTCACAAGCCTTGCGGCTACCTGCTCTTCTTCATCGTCTCCACTTGCGAATCGCTCCCCGACGCACACAATCATTTCGCGGTGCTCTGCGACGGCCTCAAGGAG